TCTCTCAAATGATAAGGGTCACCCCGAACCTATCGTCGTCCAGATGGCATCCCATCCTGCCGACCTCCGATTCTTCGCAGTCCTGCAACATTTGCAGTCTATACCGCCTCTCATCCTCTCTCTCGCCGAACAGCGAGTCATCGTCGTCGCTAGCGTCATCATCCCACTGGGTATTACGCTGGGATGCGTCGCTATCGTCGCCTTCTGACACAGCATACTCATACGTGTCTTGCTGAGCGGCCCCGCTCTGTCCGGCACCGGGCTGGTGCATAAGCTGAGGAGCATCCCTCTTAACAATCCTAATAGGTTTGGTGGGGGGGCGCTTACCTACATGCTCAGCTGTCGGAGCGCGGCGCGCTGGTGCCAAAGGAAACAACCTAATGGACTTCCTAACGCGGCGGGGCAACACTATAGCTGCTGTTCTGAGTGCCTCCATAGACTCCTCAGTGCTCTCTTCCACGGTCTTGGCCTTTGTCGGGCGAACGAACTCAGAGTTCGTAAGGCGGCATTGCCGAAGAAGCTCATTCTTATTCACCACCGCATGCATGGCCTCATAGAGGCCCAGCAGCGACTTCTCATAGTTCCTCTGACCGACGCCCAGCTCACCCTCCGCCATGACGGCCATCTCCTCGTCCAACGCGGAGGAGGAAACGTAGGGGTCTTCAACCAATCCCTTTCCCACCTTCTCGATGGTATCCGCCAGGTAAACCAGGGACTCCTTCTGCCCTAGTATGACGGCGTCCTGCATGTCCGGCAGCGGATCGCCCATAGCCATCAAGGTGGCACATACACGCACAGAATTGACCGCCTTAGCGATCTCTGTGGTGTCGAACCACTTTTGCTGGGGGTGGGGAAGGTCGGGCAAGGACCGACCCAAATCTGCGCACGCCCGAATTGCCTCACGGCCCCCTAGAGTCTCGGAGTACACGTAGTACCCGACAAACTTATCAGGCGAGCGCAGGGACTCTCGAAAGGTTTGGCCCTTGAAGATAGCCAGCTGCTCCAGCTTAATCTTCAACCCCAAGGACCGCCCAACAGACTCCACAATGTCGGTGGTACGGCTCTCAATGAAGGCCCGCTCCTGAACTTCCGTCCTAGAGGTGCGGAAGCCAATGGCAAACTCGTCCATCTCCTCCTGCAACCTCTCAATGATACGCTCAATCGTTGCGGCCATAATAACACCATTCGTGACGGACTGACCGGGGGTGCCGCTGATCTTACCGTCTATCATCTTAACCACGACGGTACCTCCTAGTGTCACACGCTTGTTGTTCACCATGTACGCATACAGCTCAGAGGAAAACAAGCTGTAATGCCCCAGCAGCTCCTTCATCCTGACATCTACCGGGGTAGTTATCTCCTGTGACTGGGTTAGGTCAAAGGCGCTACAATCGAGGGCAAACCTAACAAGGTACTTTCCCCAAGCATTCACCGCAATCCAAGAATCATCCCCCATGTGGAGGTATCCGAAGTTGCGGTGCGCCAACTGACGCTCTATACACGCCACAAGCTCCTGCACCCCGGTTGGGCCGATATCCATACCCGAAAAGGTAGCTACGAAAGCCCCGCTCTCGTAGTCTTCCTCGGTGTTGGACCGGATGGTGAGCTTATCGCGCTCTAGCGCCTGCATCGACTGCATGATGAGAAACTTCACCGAGGCCGGGTACACCCCATAAAACCGAGCCTCCCGGCCATGCACCTTCACACCACGGTACACGTCCGCCTTCGTCTTTCCTTGAATAAGGAAGGCATAGGGGTAGTCCCTATCAAATCGGGCAAGCAACGCCCGCAGGTCAGCCCTACGGTAGGACTCCACTGGCTCACTAGACGTGCGATCATCCAGCTCAAGCAACTTCTCAACC